GAGACGGTGCGCCACGCATTCCGTTCCCAATGAATCAGGCAGTTGATGTCCGTGTCGAAATACGTTTCGAGTTCAATGGGGTCCGACGGCCGGTTGGCCGTGGTGCCGTTGTTCGGGATGCTGGGGGCGGGTTCCCACGAGTTTCCGTCCCAGCCATACCAGCCCACGGGCCGGCTGCCGACGGAGCGGAACCAGATGAGCGGGTCATTCGTGCCGGGCTGCCCGGGGTTGTTCGGCCCGATGAACGCGAACGCGCTCAACGAGTCGGAGATGTCCAGCGGGACGTAGTGCCCGACATTGATGTCGAACACGTAGAGCTTCGTGCCGTTTTTGAACCACGGACCGGAGTTGCTCGCGGGCTCCACGTCGCCGATGACGAAAAAGTTCGTGCCGACCGGGGACTGGATGTCCATCCGTTCGAGGATTGCCGCGAAATACTCCTGCGGCGTCCCTTCGAAGTCGGGCGGAATCTGCGACGCGACGATGACCAAATTGGTTTTTTGAAGTGGCATATTATTGCGGCCCGTGTTCGAGCGCCTTGACGCGGTCTTGCAAATCGAAAATCTGCGCCAGCAAAAGCTGGATGGGGTTTTCCAGGTAACGCGCCAGGGCGTCGCCATCACCGGCGTTCACGAGCGTTTCGAAGTCGGCAACGGCATCGGTCGAGACACGGAAGATGGTGCCGTCGCGGCGATGAAAATCTTTGCCGAAGGCCACCGCGAGCGCGTCCACCGCCTTTTTCGCGTCCTGGGGATTCGCGTGGTTGTTGCCGTGCCCAGGGTTCGGGGGCGGTCCGCCGGCCTTGGCGTTGCCGCTGTTGCCGGGGGCGGGAGTCGGAGACGGCGCGGGCGCGGGCGTTGGCGTCGGCGTCGGCGGGGTGTTCGCGTTGGGGTTAGCCATAAAATTAGAGGCAGGGCTCCACGACGACGTGCAGCGCGGTTGATGGATTCGACAGCCCGAAGTCGCCGAACGCGGCCACTTGGTAAAAGTATTCGCCGGGCGCGACCTCCGCCGTATAGACGGCGTCCTCGACCGATGCCGCGTAGAGGAACGGACCAGACACGCTGTCCGCGACATATACGTTGTAGCCGAGTGCGCCCGCGAGCGGGGTCCATGTTAGCGTAATCACGCGGGGACATTCACTCACGACGGCAGCCAGTCCGACCGGGCCGTCAATCGCGACAATGGCGATGAACGCGGGAATCGAGCTGCTCGAACCGCTGCCGCTTTCAGCAGGGCTGAGCTGACAGATTAACGGCGACCGGTAATTGATTCGCAATTCCCGGCGCGTGATTCCGCGCAATGAGTCGAACTGGGTCATAGTCCGGTTCCTGTGGAAATCATAATCGGCAGCGACAGCTCCAGCTGTCGCGATGCCCGACGCCGCGCAATGGCCTGCGCGATTTTGTCCGCGTCCTGCTGGCTGATGATGGACTCGCCGTATCCCGTGCCGACCTCGGTAAGGCCCTGCTCGGTGATGGACACCGTCTGGTTGCTCGTGAACAGTGGGATGTTCGCGTTCAGTTCCGCGATGCTATCCGAAGCCGCGCCGTCGAAGCGGACGAAGTTTTGCTCGGGGCCTTCGTCTTCCTCGCAGCGGCCGGAGAGTTCTTTATTCGGGCTAACCGCGCCCGGCGTTCCCGGAGCGGGTTCCATATAAATACGGATTCCACGCACTGCACCAGGACCAGAGACCACAATGAGAAGTTGAAAAGATTCATCGAGAAAATCCAGCTTGAACGACTCCACGTCGCAAGACGACAGGTCCTCGGCCGAGGCCAATTCCTTGGCGTCTTGCGTTCGCAGGGGCCGCGTCTGTTTTTTGAACGCGAACATTTTTTCGCTGCTCTTGATTTTGTGTCCCTGACGAATGGAGCCACGCGGCGCCTCAATTCGTTTCGTCATCAGCCGCTTGTAGCGACCCCGATACGGTCCGGCCCAGAAGACCGCAATGTCCACAGTGCCCGATAACTCGGACATAAAGATGTCGGCGTAGCGCACGGTCTTGTCCCGGAGCGGCACCTCGGCCGAGAACGCGCGCGTCTCGCCATACCACGTAATCGGGCAGCCGTCGTCCAGGCGGTCGGGAGTGAACGCTTCCCACAACCGATTCTGGCCGTCGAAATCCGCGCTGACGAAAAAGATGCGATTCGAGCCGGCGAACAAACCGTAAAGCCATTCCACCGGCCGCGTGCCGGACCACATGGAATTCCACGCGAAGGGAGACTTCTGGTCCTTCTTTTGCCACGTCGCGCCGTCCAGGCACCACGTATGCGTGTTCTTTTTGTCGCAGTAGGGCACCGACACGAGCAGGTAGTTTTCGAAAAATCCACAGGCGATTCCGTTGAGGTCATCGCCCAGGCGCGATTTGCTGTCCGCCATCTCGTTGTCCTCATAAGGCGTGACGGAGGTCTGTCGCGTCAGCTCAGCTGCGTTCACGTTCGTCAAGCCGCCGGCAGAATACCACCACAGCAGGCCGTGCAAGAGCGACACAGACCGGGCCGAGACGCAGCCCACTTCGGGGAATTGGAGAAACTGGAAGTTTGGCGTGGCGAGCCACGTCGCGCGGTCGCGGATGCCGGACTGGATGAGGGTCGTCGTGTCCTGGGTGAAAACGAACAGTGACGCCAGCTCGGCGTTCGCGGTCGGCTCGGCCAGCGCGGTGATTTCCCCCGGCAGTGTGAAGGCTTCCACGGTGGCGAAATACTGCGGCTCCAAAAAGTGCTGCGGGTCGTAGAGGTCGCTCGCGAAAAGTTTTGCGCCCTGGGCCACCCAGAGTCGGTCCCCGGACCAAGCCATCGGCCCGCCGAGTTTGATTTCCGGGTTGTGGAACGCGTTGTAGCCGTCGAACACGGCCGGCGCAGTAAGCCCACCGTCCTGGATGATGACGAGGTTAATTGCGGGGATGATTCGAATGCTGCCGTCGTCGTTGCGCGTCGTGGCCTGCTCGGCCTGCACGAAGAAAAGCTGCCGGGCCGTCGGCGAGAACTGAATCGCCAGCTGCCGGAAGGTTCGGTAGGGATAGTCCGACAGATACACGAGCCCGTCCACGGCGAAGAGGACAGATTCGATGCCGACCTTGGGCCGGAAGACGAAGCCGCCCTGGAGGTTCCCCGCCGGCATCGCGAAGCGGCACCGGTAGCCGGGCCGGCATTGTAACACGCCGCCGCGGTTGACCGCGTTGAGTGCCCGCGCGTAAAAGCCGGGCGTCAACATCGCGGGGTCGGACATGGAATCCATGCCCCCGAGAAAGGTCAGCTCCCCATCTTCTGAACGCGGCGTTGCCATGTCCCCTCAGTCCGCGGCTTACAGGCTGCCGACGTATTGGCTGTAGTTGCCCTTGTCGTGACCGTTTTTGAGGCGGTCGATGCGGTCCTTGTCCTCGGCGTCCACGACCGAATAGTCGAAGATGCCTTGCGGGGCCGGCTTGTTGGCGTTGGTCTTGGCGTTTTCAGTCGCCCCGTTCGAGGGCGGCATGCCTTTATCTTGTTTCACGTTGTCCATACACATCAGTCAACATTCCAGTCGTCTTTTTGGGAGATGCTGTTGCGGTCTTCGACCTGCATCGGCATCGCATTCGGGCTGACGAGTGCGCCCTCTTGCTCGGTGAGAATCCGCGAGGCGTGTGCCTCGAATTGCATGCCATTAGCAACGTCGGAGTCCAGGTAAAACTTCACGGCCTTCATCGCCATGACGAGCGCGAAGCGGCTGTGCAAAAGGATGCGCGTGTTGAGGCTCGTGATGTCGAAGGATTTCTTTCGATACACGATGCGGACCCACGGGCAGCCGCGCGAGATTTTGATGCGACGATAGCGGGGATGGGTTTCCTCCGGGTCGTAAATCCCGATGAGCGTGCCCGAGCTGGACGAGTTGTCGAAGGTCGAGAGCCGGATGATGCCGGCCGAGGGACCCTTGACGATGTCCGTGATGCGGGAGACCTCGGGGTCGGTCTTCGCCGGCACCGCGTATCCGAAAATCGTGGGGACGAGCAGGCCGTCGGTCCAGACACCGTCCTCGAAAGTTTGCAGGGGCTTGTTCTGCTTGTCGAAGCCGAACACGCGGAGTTCCACACCCGAGTCCTCGGGTTTGTCCACGAAAGCAATCAGCTTGCCGGGGCAGACGATGTCCTTGTAGGTGACGGCGGGCAGCTCGTCAAACCAGGAATAGTCACAGCGGTTTTTGCAATCGCCGGGGCCGTTCAGGTGGAAGGAAAAAAGTTCGTTGTGTCCGAGCGCGGGCCGGCCGGCGAGGTTCACCCCGAGGACCGTCTCCACTTCGCGCGGGAGCGTGACGCACTTGTTCTGCACGCAGATGTCCAGCCCGCCGACCAGCGGGTCGATGTCGCCCTTGTTCGCGAGCATGCGAATGGCGTCGGTCATCCAGCGAAAGAGCTTCTCCTCTTTGCAGATACCGAACACATCCTTGGCGTCGTCGAAAATGTCCTTGGCCTGGAACATTAGTAAGCCTCTTTGTCGCTGACCTCGGCCGCGTGGCGGTCGAGCGCGTCGCTGCCGGATTCCTCTTCGGCGGTCTCGTCGTGCGCGTCGGCTTCGCCCTCTTCCACCGAGTTGATGGATTTGATTTCCAGGTCCACGGTGTATCGCATCTTCCCGTCGCGATTCTTGGACTTGTTCTCACCGGTCTTCCGGAAGGTGACCGTCATCTCACCGGAGTCCGGTAGGTCATAGTCCGACGGCCATTCGAGGTGAAGGTTGGGATACATCTTCTCGGCCATCGAGGCCGTGGAACTAGGTCCCATGTCCATCTTGTAGCCCAAATCTATAGGCATGTCGTTTTTCATCGTGTAAGAAGTGGTTGATTTCCAGCAGTTGTCAATAGAGCTTATAAACCACGATTCCCGCCACCTCGATGGGGGTCGTGGCGTGGCTCCACCAGATGTTGATGGTGTCGAGGACGCCCGTGGACTCATCAAAAGTCGCAGACTGCGTGGACGAGGCCCCGTCCCACCACCAGCCGTTGTTGTTGGTCGAAGTGTCCGGGTCCGCGGCCACATTGAGCAGGTTCCCCCAATCCAGATTTTGCTCCGGTCCGCCGGCACCCGTGCCCGAGGATGCAGGACCCTGGACGAACATGGAGTAAGTCGTGCTGGCCCCGAACCGCAATCGCTTCACGTCGAAAACATTCAAGCAAAGCGCGGTGGACGTGGACGGGTAGCCCTTCATCGAAGAGACGCCCCCGTAGTCGGTCCAGGTCGCGTTCCGCTTCGAAGACCCGCCCGCAAACGTGGCGGCAAAAGTCGCAATGTCCGTGCCGGCGGAAAACGTGTATTGGTTCGTGTTGCCGACGCGCGTCGTGGCCCCGATGAAGTTCGCGCAGCCCGTGCTGCCGGCGCCGGTCACGATGCCGGAGCACACACCGAAAGCGAAGTCCCCGGTAATGGTGGACCCGCTGTTGATTCGCAAAAGCAGACCAATGCGCAAGCGCTTCCACTTTTCACCCCAGGCCATTTTTCGCTTGAACTCACCCGGACCCGCCAAGGAAAGCCGCTTGTCCGTGCGGCCGTCGTTCATGGTCACGGCCACGATGGTCGCGCCAGATGCCGCACCGCTGCCGCTCCAACCCGAGCCGCTCGTGAAGCTGGTAATGGCGCCGGTGGCGTAGTCGTCGAAACTTTCTACAGCGAAAGTGGATGGGTCGGCCGGGGAACCGGCAACGCCGCCCGTGCCGTTCGCGCCCGTCGGACCGGTCGGACCGGTCGGACCCGTCGGACCCGTCGCGCCCGTCGCGCCATTCGCGCCGGTGGGGCCGGTGGGGCCGGTCGGTCCAGTCGGACCCGTAGCGCCCGTGGTTCCCGTGCCACCCGCGCCCGTTGCGCCCGTGGCGCCCGTCGGACCCGTGGGACCCGTGGGGCCGGTCGGCCCCGTCGGACCCGTGACGCTTGCACCATTCGCGCCCGTCGGACCCGTGGGACCCGTTGGGCCATTCGAGCCCGTCGGACCGACCGCGCCCGTGGGGCCAGTGGGACCCGTGGGGCCGGTTGGACCCGTGACACCATTCGTGCCGTTCGTGCCATTCGCGCCCGTCGGACCCGTGGGGCCGGTAGGCCCCGCAATCTGGTTCAGCGAAGTGACATGGATGCGACGGAGCTGGATGACCCCGCCGTCGCTCAGCTGGCCAATCAGCAGATGCCCGTCGCCGTCCACGGTGATGGGCGTCTGTTCGAAAACTTCTTCCAGCGAGACGTTCATGTTAGTAAACCTTGAAAACTCCCATGCCGCAAATCTCCAACGGATGCGCGCCGTCCCAACGTATATTCAGCGTGTCGAGCACGCCCGTAGATTCGTCGAACGTGGTGGAGTTGGTTACGGTAGTGCCGGCGCTACCGCTCACCTGGACAATGGTATCGTCACCAGCGAGATTGGCGTTCACGCTGGCGAGCAACGTGTGGAGCAGCGCCCGTTTGCTCAGCGCAAACTCGGCCTGCGTCACGTTCGTAGAGCGCATGCCGAAGGAATACGTCACGGGTGTTGCGGTCGTCGCGGCCACCGGTCGGGAAATGTCTAGGAAAAGAATCGAACGGGCGTTCTCAGTGGCCGCGAACCGCCGACCGTCGGAACCGGCCCCCGCGCCGAAATCAGCCGGCGCGCCTGCACCGCGTTTCGTGACGAATCGGGTGCTGACACTCTGGAAGAAAAAGTCCTTGGCCGTGCCGTTCACGAAGGCCCAGGAATTCGCGCTAGCGGGGTCGAAATAAATCCCGATGGAATTGTCCGTTGTGCCGCCAAATGGGTTGCTCGTGCCGCTGCACAGGCCAACGAATCCATTCCCGGTGAAGGTGGATGACCCGTTGACGCGGAGCAGGAGCGCGATGCGCAGGCGATGCCAATCGGACCCAACGTAGAGCTTGCGCGCAAACTCACCAGAGGTGAGGCTGAGTCGTCGTTCCGTGCGTCCGTTCGCGATAGAGCGTTGCACGATGTTGCCGCCAGAGACAATACCATTCGTGTCCCACCCGAAACCGCCCGTAGGGGCGCCGATAGCCCCGGGGGCGTATTCCTCAAATAGGTCCAGCGACAGGCCATCGGGATGCACCCACTCATCGGACGAGTCGGCGCCCTGCGGGCCGGTCGGCCCGGGAACGGTGGACGCCGCGCCGGTTGGGCCGGTCGGGCCGGGGTCCCCGGGAAGGCCCTGCGGACCCGCGGGACCGGTGGCCCCCAATTGGCTGGGCGCGAGTTTCTTCGTGATGTAGGGCTTCTCCGCGCCCGGGGGCTGTTTTTCCGCAATGAACAGCCAACCCTCGGGGTTGGACTCAGAGCCCGCTACGTAGTTTGAAACTTTCATTCGCGCAAATCGTCGATGATGGTGGCCCCGGACGCCTCATCCAAAAGAGGAAAGCCGTCCTCGTCTTGCAGCACGTCATCCGTCTGGTTGACAATGATGCGCTCCGGCAGCGTGCGACCGGGCAGGATTTTCGTCGCGCCCTTCGGGTTGCAGGGCCGGGACAAATCGCCTTCGGTATCGCGATGAAGCGGATGCGTGCAATCGTTCATGCCAGTTTGATGAACATGATGTTCGAGCCGTCCTGAAAAATCGTCTGCGGTGCCGAGGCACTTTCGGACGTGACGTGCGCGTCGATGATGTTGTTGATGCTCGCGGTCTGCACAATCGCCCAGATGTGGACATACGTGCAGTGGTTGCTTCCACCGGTGTTCCAGATGATGGTGTCCGGGTGCTCGCCGCCGGGCACCGGGGTCGCAGTCGTCTGATTGTTCAGGTAAAAATCCCACTGAAGATTGTCCCCGCTGCCGATGTCATTGAAGCAGCGGAAGCGCGCCATGACGAAATATGTGCCGATGGTCGGGAGCGTGACTTCCGGGTCGTCGATGCCGAACGTGATTTTGTTGTCCGAGTTCGTCACCGTCATGTCCGTCGCGCCGGTGATGACCACCTGCCCGTTGGAGTTCGTGGAGACAGCCCCCGTCGGCCCGGTCGGACCCGTTGCCCCTGTCGGGCCGGTCGGGCCTTGAATACCTTGCGCGCCCGTGGGACCCTGCAAGCCGGGTGCGCCAGTCGGACCGGTAATGGTGAGCCCGCGCGGCCCGCAGGGCAGCACAAGGGTGCCCGGGACGGTGACCGCGTTCGGCGTCGGCACAGACTCGATGAGCTGCGCGAATACCGAGTTGGAGACGCGGCTCGTGATGATGTAGTAGCCGGACCCCGGGATGAAAACTGTCTGGCCCACGGTGACCGAGGGCGAGTCCACGATGTTGAAGTTCACCGTGCCGCCGGCCGTCGGCTGCACAAACGCGGTTAGGATAATCGTCCAGGGATTGGCACCGTTTTCGCCGGCCGCGCCGGTCGCGCCAGTCGGGCCTTCAAGCCCGTTGATGCCATCCCGGAACAGCCGCAGGAAATAACACGCGAGCCCTTCGCCGTCCGCGCGCGGGTTGCCGGGCAAGCCGATGTCCAGGTTGCACGGGAGAATCCAGGTGACCTGCCCGTCTATTTCAGTCTTCGTGACCGAACCGAAAAAGGCATCGACGAAATTCTGTAGTGCGCTTGGGAGCGTCTCACAATCCGCGCTATTCGGAGGACAGGACTTGCAGGGAGAACAGTTGGCCTGGGGGTTGCAGCTCGCGGGAAAAGTCGAGTTGCAGTCCGCGCCACCGCACCCGCCGCAGTCGCAATTGTTGCAGTTAGAGCACGACATAGTTTACTTTCCCAGAAGCGCACTGAGTTGTCCTCGCAGGTTGCCGTGTCGGTGCGCGAAAAAATAGAGCGCCGCCGCACCCGCGGCAACGGAGAGAATCAAAATCTCATGCCCGACCACGAGGACGGGGAGCACAATCATGCCGGCGCCGGCCGCGGCGATTACGGCGGACGTGGTGACGCTGCCACCGACGAGCACCTTAAGTGGGGGCCAAACCGCGCTGGCCACGCCGAAAAGCAAAACCAAAATGCCGACCCACATCACCGGCCGGAGCGAGGACAGCTTGGCCCCCAGCTCGCGGGCCACGTCTTTCTGGGCCGCGCCGATTTTCGTGTGGACTTCCTCGGTGGTGCCTTCCTGGCTGGTCGTCCGCTTGTAGTCCTGGACGGTTTCGTTAAGCGGGTTCTGGGATTGCTTGACGGAAACCACCTCGCCGCTTGCCGACTTAATAGAAGCCGACCCCGGCTTGAGCGGGAGCGTGCAGCCGGCGACCAGTGCGAGTGCTAGTGCGAGCGCGAGTAGAATTTTCATTAGGTGCCGATGAGCCCGTGGCTGGTGAGGTCTTCCAACAGCGCCTTCAGCCGTTGGGCTAGTTCCTCGGTCGTGACAGTCGTGGTTGCAAAGGTCGCGCGCGAGGAAGTCCCCGTCGCTGCGGTCCATCCAGTCTTGCGAGAGGTCACTACCTGTGTGCCGGCGACAGCGAATACCGCGCCATTGCGCGCGTCAACCTGGGCATTCGAAAGACGCAAAGCCTCCGTGGTGACGCCGTTCAAGGTGGGAAGGAATCGCAGGTGCGACGTGCGCGTAGCGTGTGTGGCGTCCGTCCACAGCGTGGAAAACCGGCACTGAAGTTGCCGGTCCGTAGTGCTAGAATCCGCGCGCATGTCGTAGGACACGCCGCAGTTTATCGCAGGAGTTCCGGATGTAGTGTTGTGATACACCTCAAAAGCCGCGGGGGAAGTCCCGGTTCCCGTGTCCTCGATTCGGGCTTGCACAAACCCAACCAATAAATTGGCGTAACCCGAATCATCGCCCTTGCGAAGAGATACTTCCGCGATACCCACTCCAGAATCCTTTAGAGCGGGGTGAGTAGCGTTGGCCGGGCCGAGGAAAAGGTGGATGCCGGTAGGCAGGACCAAAGACCCAGTCAGCGTGGCGCCAGAGGGATTCACCGGCGTGTAGCCGAGGGCGCCCGTCACGTCCGCACCCGTGAGCGTGATGGCCCCCGAACGCGTGTTGAAAGTGAGGACGCCACTCGACACCCCCCCGTGAAGCAGAAGACAGATTTTCTTCAGTAACGTGTTGTCTGGGTCGTTAAAGCGAGGAGTCGTGTCCATATCAAAAAGCGTTGTCTAGGAGCAGGGCAATGCGGTAGAGCAGCTGGTGGTCTGAGTCCCCAGGCTTGGCTTCCCCTCCAAGGATTTCCAGCCACTTACCCAGCAGCGTGTTCTCGGAGTCGCCCCATTTCGGTGATGGGTCCGGATACATTAGGCCGGGGTGAGCGTGCAGTTCTGAAGCACACGGACGCGGGCTTCATCGAGCGGCGTGGAGGTGCTCACGCTGGCGCCGACAATGGCAGCCGCGCGGACCCACAGGTCGATTTCCGCGTCGTAAGGGTTGGCGACGATGCCGAGGTCCGCAGCGAGTTTTTCGCCGAGGCGTTGGACGGGGTCGTTGTATGCGTTGCTCATGGTTACTTCTTGTCTTTCTTGTCGCTGCGCAGGGCTTGCGCCTTGCGGAAAATGTAAAGCGTCGTGACAGTGGCGACGGCAATCTGTCC